TCTTGAATTTCATTTCTAAATTTAATAAAATTTAAACAAATAGAACTTACTATTTCAAATAATTTATCATCAACATCTTTACCAATTTCAATAACTGATCTAGTTTTACATTTTCTATATTCATTAGAACCTCCAACAGTTGATGCATCTATTTCCAATTCAGCTTTTTCTTCATATCTTTTTACAATAAAATCACAAGTTTCATAATCAATATAGTTTTTTTCATGGATAATAAAATCCTCAAGTTTTAAATTTCCACTTTTTCTTTCAAAATAATTATCTTGTTTTTTACCATCCAATAAAACATAATGATGAAATGTTTGAATATAATATTCACCAGTATATTTTCCTTTTCTCCAATGATTTGCATTGCAAGCATCATAAAGAATTGCATCTCCTGGTTTTAATATGATTTCTACATCATTACCATTAATATCTTCTATACAAAACACCCAATCTTTATCACTATCTAAATGAATACTTAATGAAATTTCACAAGAATCTCTATCCTTATGTTTACGTAAGGTTGAATACAATGGATAATTTCTAGTATAACAATATGAGGGAATTAATTTACCCCCCATAATATAATTAACTTCTGATGTTTTTTCAGATAAGACTGCAACTGAAGGAATATAATTATATTTTGTTTTCATCAATATATCTTCAAAAGATTCCTCTATATCATCTTTTGTATCATCAATAAATCTTGTAGCTAATTCTTTAGCTACATCAGGATTTAAATAATTTTTAATTACTTTATAAGTATTACCAATACGATCTGTAAAATAACTCATATCAATCAATCCAATAATCTTTTTTAAAATAACGGTTCAATATTTGATTATTATAATACAAAGGCTCTCCATTATCCATCTTTTCAGTTAAGACTTTGTATTTGAAGAGTGCTTCTGTTTCTGCAAAGTTTGTTTTGCCCACTGTCTTATGCAATGAAATAATCTTTCTATTGTAATTTTGTGGACCATGGTTCTTTACTTCCTCTTTTAATTCATCGTTAGAACCATAATATTTTTTCCAGTCACTTTCACTTGTTACTCTTCGTGACTTTCCTTTTGGTTTCCTCTTTTGCCAAAAGTACTTTCTACCAATATATTTTCTTCCTGTGACTTTACTTTCAATGAGGTATACAAAGCCATAGTACTCTCCAATTTTCTCAGAAGTAAAAGGGTGTCCTCTGTACATCCAAGGATTATCATAATCTACCAATTCATCTTTAAGTCTCTATAGTATCTATAACCCCTTTTCACCCTCTACAAGGCTGATTATACACAAAAAAAGACCCCCTGTCAAGCAGAGGGTTTATGGTCTTTCATTCCATCATGATTTCCATCATTAGGTAATTTACCATTTACCAGATAACTAATAGCTTCTTCTGCTCCTCTTAATCTATCTAAATCAGCTTTGGTTTTTAGATATTCATCATGAGCAGCTTTAAGTTCTCCTAACTTACCTTGAAGCTCCATAGTTCTTTTAGAGAATCTTTGGAGAAGTTGTAATGGAGATTCAGTTGGTTTCATCTTGTTTCAGTATCAGCTAAAAGGTAATCAGCAATCATATCCATGGCTTCTGCGCCCATTGTGAGCTTGCTCTGGACCCATGCAGGGAGCTGTAGAGTCTTATCACCATCGACATACATTCTGATTCTCTCAATGGCGTTCTCTGCGGTAGCTAGCTGCCTTAGGACCATATATCCTTCGGGGTCAGCTTCAAGACCTTGAGCAATTTCTTTATGGTCCTCAGAGAGGCTCTCAGAGCCCTCTACGGTAGCTAGAATATTTTCTGCATTCTCAACAGTCATTCCATGAAGAATGATATCTACTTCAGAAATACTTGTAGCATGACCGGTGCTTAGTAAATGCTCTGCAATATCTACATAAACATTGGTAGCATCTTCTGAAATTTCAACTGCTTTAGAACCTTGTAGTGCTAGTTCAATGCACTCTTCCCTCGTCATTTGATCAGAATCAATGTTAGTTAAAATTATTTATAAAAAAAGGAGCCTAAAAAGCTCCTTTATTTTCTATATTTCCAAATGACCATGCAATTGTTGTTCTCGCAAATGTAGAGTAGATATTAGGCGATGACCCCCTATGTTCTAATTCACCATTGAATAGTACGCTTTGAGATGGGATATATGGAACATGAATATATTTTCCTTGTTTGTTTTTAACAATAAACTCACCACCCCAACTACTATTCCATTCCATCTGGGTAAAGGTTAGAAATGTCCAACCCCAACCCCATGAACCATCAAATAACACGGGCGCATCTCTATGAAAATCTCCTTCATTAGCAAAATACTGAATGTTGGTATTAATTCTATAAAGAAAAATATCAAAAGTAGGTTTTATTATTTTTTTAATATAAAATTTTATTGCAGGAGCTACTGATAAAAAAGAAGGATACTCATGTATTGAAGTGGGTTTTGGTTTATGAAGACCGAACCATCTTGAATGAATATTTTGCTCACTTCTAGAATCCCAAGAATTTACTCCAGGAAGTAACTCATCATATAAAGTAGTAAACTGTGATGAGGAGAATGCATCTTTTATGAGATACACCTCCTCATCAAGTTTTTCAAATATCATAAAGAAAATCCAGCAAACTGATTAGATTTCATATCTTGATTTAATCCACCCACAATATAAGAAGTAATTTCTGTTTCTTGTGGTGCTACCTGAACAGACTTAGAATTAGTCCAATGCTCTGTCCATGGAAGTGGATTATTTTTAGCAGGTACATCATAGATTTGAGAAAAACCTAAGGCTCTCATTCTACGATTAGCAATCCATTCAACATAGTTAGATAGTAGCTTTTGATTGAGACCAATCATAGAACCATCTTTGAATAGATATTCAGCCCATGCTTTCTCTTGCTCTACAGCCTGTTTGAATGTGTTGAGCACCCAACCACGCTCTTCATTAGCAATAAGTAGCATTTCTGGATCATCACCCTTTTCCCAATTCTTAAGAATATTTTGAGTTACAGCTAGATGCTGACTCTCATCACGGGCAATAAGTGAAATGATTTTAGCTGAACCTTCCATTTGCTTGAGTTCGCCAAAAGCAAAACTACAAGCGAATGAAACATAAAAACGAATCCCCTCTAGGATATTAACGTTAGCCACAGCACGGTAAAGCTTACGCTTAAGCTCACGACGGCTCTCCAAAGCGCGAGGGACGGATTCGTTTGCCTGTGTCCAATCAGGACCAGAACCAAATTCTTGAGCTGCATTAATGAATTCATTGTAGGCAGCAGTAACTGTTTCCGCTCTTTCAAGGATTCTTTCATCTTGTAAGATAGTATCAAATACTTCAGATGAATCTGGATAGATATTTTTAATAATATAGGTATATGAACGGGAGTGGATCATCTCCATAAACTCCCATGTTTTTACACAACCTTCTAGCTCTGGAAGAGAGCAGTAAGGTGCAAAAGCCATGCCTGGACCACGACCCTGGACTGAATCTAAAAGAATTTGATACTTCAAGTTAGAAGTAAAAATATGCTTATGTTCAGGACGTAGTTTTTGGTAATCGGCTCTGTCTTTTTGCAATGAAATTTCTTCTGGTTTCCAAAAATAACCAATCATTTGTTGGTTTAGTTTTTCAAAAATAGGATACTTATAAGAATCATATCTTTGAACACCAAGTGGTTTACCGAAAAACATAGGTTGTTTTTTAGTTTCTACAACATTGGTGTTAAACACGGTCATTCCTTCAATAGCTTTTTGTGGGGCTGTTGTTAGAAAGTCCATACTGGCTTTTTTAGATTTTCTGATCTTGGGCATTGCAAAAAAGTTAATTTAGATTTTACATGAATCGCAGTCATCCTCTCCTGCCTCTATTTCGGAGAGCAAACTATCGACACTGGGTTCCTCCTTCTTCTCAGAATCTGCATCCACCGTCATATCATAAGTATTCTGATAGTAAGAAGTCTTCCAGCCGTACTTATATGTAGTTAAAAAATCTTTTGCCATTTCAGAAACAGGAACATTGTTGTCTGGATATTTCTCTGGATTGTAGTTCCAGTTACCAGAAATAGCTTGGTCAAAGAACTTTTGCATTACTGCAACAATATTAATATAACCTGTATTATTTTCTTGTTCCCAGAGAAGAGTATAATATGGCTTCAAAGATGAATAAGAAGGAACAATTTGCTTTAGAGGACCCTTCTTTGATCTTTTAACTGATAGATATCCACGAGGTGGTTCGATACCATTAGTGGCGTTACAAACGACTGAGGAGCTCTCAGAGGGCATCTGTGCGCTTAGAGTGGAGTTACGAATACCATATTTTACCACATCTTCACGTAGCTGTTCCCAATCAAGTAGTAGCTCGTTAGGAACAATCTCATCAACATCTTTTTTATAAGTATCAATTGGAAGAATTCCTTTTGAATACTTGGTTCTATCAGACCATCCACAAGCACCTTTTTCTTTGGCTAAGTTTACAGAAGATTTGATTAGATAATACTGAAAATGTTCTGTTAGGTCATGAACCAACTTCCAAGCTTCTGGATCAGAATAACTTACATGATTCTTGGCGAGATAATGAGCAAGACCAATATAGCCAATGCCTAAAGAACGACGGTTCTTAGTTGCAATTTCAGCTGCTCTGATTGGATAGTTTTGGAAGTCAATAAGTTCATCCAATCCACGAACAGCTAGATCACATAGCTCTTCCATTTCATCTAGGCTACGTAGCTTGCCTACATTGACCGCTGATAGGATGCAAAGGGCAATTTCACCTTCTACATCATCAATATGATTAAGGGGCTTTGTAGGGAGTGTAATCTCTTGACAGAGATTAGACATTTCTACTTTATCAAGGAAAGAAGAATGGTCATTACAATGGTCAATATTCATTAGATAGATACGACCAGTTTCAGCACGTTCTTTTAGTAGGTCAAGAATCAATTCTTGAGCACTGATAGCCTTTTGAGGAACGTCTGGATCTCCCTCATAAGCCATGTATAGTTTATCAAAACCATCAGTTCCAAAAGCCTCATACAAGCCAGGAACATCGTGTGGGCTGAAGAGAGTAATGTGTTCGTTCTTGATGAAACGTTCGTAGAAGATTTTAGATAGCTGGATACTGTAATCGAGCTTTCTAACACGATTATCTTCTGTCCCTTTATTGTTCTTGAGTACGATAATGTCTTCAATCTCTTGGTGCCAAATTGGGAAATGAACAGTGGCTGAACCACCACGAATACCATTTTGAGTGCAGCAACGAACGGTAGATTCAAATTTCTTAAGGAATGGAATTACCCCGGTATGGCTGACTTCTCCACCACGGATTTTACTGTTGAGACCACGGATTCGACCGGCGTTGATCCCGATTCCAGCTCTTTGTGCAACGTATCTGCCAACAGCCATATCAGAGCTAAAAATAGAATTGAGGCTGTCATCGGCATCAATAAGAACACAACTAGCGAATTGCCTAAGGGGCGTTCTAACACCTCCCATAATAGGCGTTGGAATATTGATACGGTGCTTTGAGATTGCGTCATAATATTTTCTTACATAGGACATGCGAGTATCTTTTGGATACTGCGAAAAAATGGTAGCTGCGATTAGCAGATACATGAACTGTGGAGTTTCAAAAATACGTCCAGTAGTTCTATCTTGTACTAGATACTTATCAAATACTTGGCGAAGACCAGCATAAGTAAAAATAAAGTCTCTATCGTGATTAATGATATGATTAAATTCTGCAAATTCTTTATCATCATAAAGATCTAAAATTGCAGAATCATAAACCCCTTCCTTTACACAAGCCTCTACATGATCTTTTACAGTAGGAAGTTCATGCATCTTACCATAAAGTTGCTTTCTTAATGCAAATAACATTAGACGAGCAGCTACAAATTGATAATTAGGATGCTCAAGGTCAATTAAATCTGAAGCAGAACGCACTAGAACTTCTTGAATATGTTCTGTAGTAATTCCATCATAGAATTGAATTTTAGAATTCATTTCTACTTGTGAAGAAGAAACGCCTGCTAAATCCTCACAAGCAGCTTCAACCATTACATGCAATTTATTGATATCTAATATTTCTTTATCTCCAGAACGTTTAATTACTTCTAACTCGGAGTTCATAGTTTTTTCCATTCGTTAAACTTTATTCTTGCAGTGAGGGCTTGGTATGTATTCGATTTTAACATGGAATTAACGTCTATGCCATCTAGAACCATATCGTTAATATCCTTTTGTGTTATTTTTTTAGGAAAAATAACAATTTTATGACCTTTATCAATTACTTTCTGCATACGAGAGCAAATTTCTTTATTGCGTGGTTCATTATCATAAACATAGACAATATCTTTGAATTGAAAACTGTCTAATGGTACATCTGCACCACACATTGCAATCGCATTATCGATGAAAGTAGAATCAAAAGGTCCTTCTACAACGAAAATAGTTTCGTCTTCATTGACCTCATTTAAACCGTAAACCTTTGGATGATCCTCATCAATGAGGATTGTGATATATTTTATTTTACTTTTATTAAGAGCTCTTCCTTGAAATCCGAAGAGATTCCCTTCTTTAGTATACAAAGGAATTATGATTCTTGGTTCGTCATAAGCTACGCTATCGAAAGATTTTATTTGTGTGTTAGACCATTCTTTAAATTTTTCGGCGTAATAGAATTTATGTGAGTTAAGATTTCTACTTTTTAAATAAGTATCTGCTTTTTCATTTTCAGATGCTTTTGGTAGGTTTATTTTAGATTTGGATTTAAAAACTGGTTTTTTAAAATTTAAGTCAGGAAGAGGTGTTGAAAAGTTCTTGCCTGCATGTCCTTCAGTAAATTTCTCCATTTGATATTGCTTAAACAATACCGAATCAATCTTTTTTAAGAAGTTGGGGAAAGACATACTAGCCCCACAATTATGACATTTATAATTGGTATTTGTTTTATAAGCATATAAATATCCCCTCGTTTTAGATTTGTTCTTTTGAGAATCTCCGCATAATGGACAACGAAAGTTGTACAGTCCGGGCTTCTTATTTGAGAACTTGTCTAAACGAGAGGATAGTAGGCTAATATATTTTGAATCCACCAAATCCATTATAAAAAGCAATCACCTGGATGCTTCTATTATAACAGATGAATTGGCTGGTGGGACAAATGGATTGATAAGCATTCCTGCTCTAAGACTGAACATTAAAGCAGTCATAATTCCAGTAGCTATGAATAATTTTTTCTCTAATGAAGCTATACGAGAAGAAAGATCACTAGAGCAATTTTTCATTTTAGATTCAAGTTTAATAAAATCATCTGCCAGTTCAGTATGAATCTTTTTATTCATTGAAAATTTCTCTTCATGAACAGCTAACATTCTACTAATGTTAACATTTAGGCTGCTTAATTTTTCAATAGTATCATCAAGCCTAGAGATAACCTCTGATAAATTAACAACTTTTTCTTCAAGGACTGCTAATTTTACATTTTCAGCTTCCTTTTGTTCCATTGTTCTTAGGGGGTTGCCAGAGCTTACGTGTACCTTTCATATACGCATACTTTTTCTTTTTTCTTTTTTTAAGATGAACTGGAGGATCATCAGGGGGGAGACCAGCAATAGCAATCGGTCCACCTGGTGGATTGACCCCATTGCCCGCATATCCAACAGCACCATCTTCTTTTAAAGAACGATAGCACTCTAGTATCATTTGAATTTTATCCTGCATCAATATTCTCCAGTTGTTTTAAACAATATTCGTCAATTCCAATATCATCAATATTGCTTCTTGGAAATTCAGGAAGTTTTCCCAAAAAAACTAAAAAGCTTTTAATTGATGACCACAAATCCTTCTCTAAATTGAAGAATAATAATGGAACTGCCGCATCGCCAAATACATTAAAAAGAACTGTAAGGTGATTTAAAATTAAGTGTGTCTTCAGAACCCCAGTATTGAGGTAACGTCTAAGTAATCTTTTAACGTATCTTATTTTTTTCAAATCATCTTCAAAATCTTCACGAGTTATTGCATGAGGATTATTGTAGAACTTTATTGCAAATAGGAGATAGTTATCATCATTTAATTCATTAAATCTCATGATCTCCCAGCAAATTGTCAGCTACCACCTTCAAAAGCTTCGGGATAAGGTCTATAACTAGAAATACCAAAGCTACTACCAGCAACTAGAACCTCATTTTTGACTCTTAATGTCTGAGTTCCATCGGGATCATTTTGAATATAAGTAGTAACACCAACCCAACCAGCGGTTGCTTTCCATACAGTATTGACCTCATCAGCTACATCCCCATCAGTAACAACACCTACGCGAGTTACTCTTCCATCTTGAGGTGAAGTAGGAACTGCAGGAGGATTAAAAGCAGGATCGTTTCTTAGATACTTAGGTGACTCACTGAATACACATTGATGAGCACCAGTTAAGCTGCTTCCAGGTGTAATTCTAAGTCTATCAGCAGCATCTACACCAATAACTACACCAAAACCAGCACGTCCTTGAGCGGTTGCTATATCTCCAAAAGTTGCTGCAGAACCTAGAGGCGCATTTGTTACACCAGCGCCAGCAGCAGTCCAGAACTCAGAAGTAGCAGTTCCAACAATAGTAACGGTAGTACCATCTACAAATCCAGGAACTACAAGTAAGTCAGAATCTCCCCAGAGTGACATTTTTTTACCTTGTAAATTACTCGTATGTTTATTTATAATAAAAAAGGACTCCGTAATTGGAGTCCAATATTATATCAAATAATCTTCTTTAATTTTTTAATCGCTACTATCAAAGGTGATAGTAATTCAAATGTAAAAGACAAAACACCGTTGGACTTAACCCATTTTGTTTCACCTAATGCTTCTGATAGAAGCCATAAACCAGTGAGCGCTAATGAGAGTCCATGAGTAGCTAGAAAAGATTCTAGCATCTAATCAGACCTCTTCTTCTTTAGGAAGAAGTGCGGTGCGAACAGTGGCGACAATTAGGTCGTCAATGTCGTTATCGGTTGAAGCAGCGTAGCGCTCAAGTAGCTCTACTACAAGCTTTTTAACTTGCATAGAATCTTTGAGCCACATGATGATGGGCTTTAGAAATTCGACAATATTAGCCATTGGATAGAGCTCCAATATACTGCACTTTTATTTATAAATTAAACACCTGCACCAGGACCTACACCTGGACGACGGTCGCCACCCATAGCAGCTTTACGTCTTGATGCTCTAGGACCTTTAGGATTCTTTACACCAACCTCACCCTCTTCATCTTTTGGTGGCTTGACCATATCTACAGTTGGACCTTCAGCATTATTGCGACTGTATTCCTTGAGAACAGGCATACCAGCTGCATCTAGTTCAATATTTTCTTTATGCTCAGGAAGTCCTTTACGCTTTGTAGAAGCAAATTTATCAGCTTCTTTAGTGCTCATACTATCAGCTGCTTTTTTTACAGCAGCTGAAGGATCTTTCATATCACCTTTTTTGGTAGCATAAACCATACCCATGAACTTTTGTTGCGCTTTGCTTACTGCTTTTTCAGTGATAACTTCTTCACCAAGCTTAGGCATTAGCTTTACAACATCAGAATTATCTACACCTTTACCTGTTAGCTTTGTATTATTTCTTTGAGCTTCATTTTCTTTTCCAGCATCAACTAAGTCACCTTCGATTACATAACCTTCCTTTACTTTTGCCTCTTCTTTTTTGAGTTTAGCCTTACGATACTCTAGATCAGCACGGGTGCCTTTGTCCATCTTGCCCTGAGACTTGGGCTTAGTCTTACCACCTACATCAGGCTGCATACCAGGATTTTCTGCCTTGACGCGGCGACCGTGGGTGTATTCGGCACCACTCATCTTGGAGTCACCGGAGATCATCTTACCACCCTGTGAACGGGAATCGGCATATTCGGAATCAGACTGAC